GAACAGAAATACTAGGCGCACCAACCATGGAAACAGAACAACAAGCTGAACGAGTCAAAGGCTTTATGAATTATCAGATTACTACAGAGATGCAGGAGTTTGATCCTGAATTAGATCAGATGTTATTTCATTTACCTTTAGCAGGATCTGCTTTTAAAAAAGTTTATTACGATTCTAATTTAGAAAGAGCTGTATCTAAATTTGTGCCTGCAGAAGATTTAGTTGTTCCATATTTTATTACAGATTTAGAATCCTGTAACCGAATAACACATGTTGTAAAAATGAAACACAATGATTTGAGAAAAAATCAAGTCTCAGGATTTTACAGAGATGTGGATGTATCAGGTGGCAGTGTTAATACTGATGACATTAAAGATAAGCAAGATGAGTTATCAGGTGTAGAGCAAGTAAATTTTGCAGAAGATGAACATAATATTTTAGAAATGCATGTAGATTTAGATTTACCAGGTTTTGAAGACATGGGTGCAAACAATCAAAAGACAGGGATTATGGTGCCTTACATAGTAACAATTGATGAGGACTCAGGTGAAATATTATCAATATATCGTAACTGGAATCAAGGTGATCCTATAAGAAAGAAGAAAGAATACTTTACACACTTTAAGTTTTTGCCAGGTTTAGGATTTTATGGTTTTGGTTTAATACATATGTTAGGTGGTTTATCTAGAACTGCTACTGCAGCTCTTAGACAATTAGTTGATGCTGGAACACTATCAAATCTACCAGCAGGTTTTAAAGCTAGAGGTTTAAGAATTAGAGACGATGATGAAGCTATTAGTCCTGGCGAATGGCGTGATGTCGATGCACCAGGTGGTAACCTTCGTGAATCGTTGATGCCATTACCATACAAAGAGCCAAGTGGCACTCTGTTTCAATTACTTGGTTTTGTAGTAGATGCAGGTAGAAGATTTGCTGGTGTTGCAGATATGATGATGGGTGAGAATGCAGGTAGTCAACAACAACCTGTGGGAACAACTATGGCTATACTAGAGCGTGGCATGAAAGTCATGTCAGCCATACATAAAAGATTACATTACGCACAAAAAACAGAGTTTAATTTATTAGCAAAAGTATTTGCAGATTATTTACCACCTACTTATCCTTACTTAGTATCAGGTGGAGAACAAACTATAAAACAAGCTGACTTTGACGATAGAATTGATGTGATACCTGTATCAGATCCAAACATTTTTTCTATGGCACAGAGAGTTACACTAGCTCAAACACAATTACAACTAGCACAAGCAAGTCCAGAAATGCATGACATGAGAGAAGCTTACATGAGAATGTATTCAGCACTTGGTGTACAAAATATTGAAAAATTAATACCACAACCAGCAGAGCCACAAGCACAAGACCCTGCAATGGAAAATGCAGGTACTTTAAATGGCATGCCACCAATACCTTTTCCAGAACAAGATCATTCTGCACACATAAGAGCACATAGAGCGTTTATGTCATCAGAATTAGTTAAGACAAATCCTGCTACAATGACTATTTTACAAGCACATATTACAGAACATGTTGGATTTATGGCTAGAGCTATAGTTCAACAAGAAATGGAGCCTGAAATGACTAAAATTATGCAAGAAACAGGTGGACAAATGACTCAAGAGCAACAATTACAGCTTGAACAACGCACAGAAAGTGGTGTTGCCATAAGAATTGCTGAAATAATTGAACAAATGGTTGCAGAAGAGCAAGAAATGATGGATACTTCTAGTTCTGACCCACTTGTAGACCTAAAACAGCAAGAAATTGACCTTAGAAGGGACGATTTAGAGTTAAAAGCACAAGCAATGGGCGAAAAACAAGCATTAGATGAGAAAAAACTGATGCAAACAGACAAATTGGCTAAAGAAAAGATAGAAAGTCAAGAAGATATTGCACAATTACGTGCAAATGTTGCCTTAGACAAGGCAGATAAAGACAGAAACACTAAAAAAAGAGGGGATAAATAATGGGAAAACTATGTCCAAAAGGTAAAGCTGCAGCTAAGCGGAAATTCGATGTCTATCCTAGCGCATATGCAAATATGTACGCAAGTGCTGTTTGTTCAGGTAAAGTAACACCAGGTGGTAAGAAAAACAAAAAAGCTGATGGTGGTATGATTGGAAATGGCAATAAACTATCACAATCTAGAAAAAAAGTTTCACATATGAACAATGGTGGAGTTGCTAGAGGTTGTGGTGCAGTTATGGAATCCAAAAGAAAATCTACTGCATATGCATAATGGCTAAAGATCCTAAATTAGGTACAGGTAAAAAACCAAAAGGGTCTGGTAGAAGATTATACACAGATGAAAATCCTAAAGACACTGTCGGTATTAAGTTTGCTACTCCGAGTGATGCACGCAAAACGGTCACAAAGGTGCGAAAAGTTAAAAAACCATATGCACGAAAAATTCAAATCCTTACTGTTGGGGAACAAAGAGCCAAAGTAATGGGTAAAAATAAAGTAGCTTCTATCTTTAAAAGTGGTAAAAATAGTATAAGGAAACAGCATGGCAAAAAAAGGGCTTAGATCGTGGGTAAAAGAAAATTGGGTAGATATAGCCAATAAAAAATCAGATGGATCATATCCTAAATGTGGTAGATCTGGAGGAGAGAAAAGAAAAAATTATCCAAAGTGTGTGCCAGCAGCAAAAGCAGCTGGTATGTCAAAAGGCCAAAAGAAAACTGCAGTAGCTAGAAAAAATAAAGCTGAGGCTGGTGGTAGAAGAGCAGATAAAAAACCTAACAGAGCAGCAACATTAGCATCAGGAGGGTTAGCTGTACGTGGTTATGGTATAGCTATGAGATAATGGCAAAAACTCCAGCATGGCAACGTAAAGAAGGCAAAAGCGAATCAGGAGGTTTAAATAAAAAAGGTGTTGAATCTTATAGAAAGGCAAATCCTGGTTCTAAATTAAAAACAGCAGTTACAACAAAACCATCTAAATTAAAAAAAGGTTCAAAAGCGTCTAACAGACGTAAATCATTCTGTGCTAGAATGTCAGGTATGAAAAAAAAATTAACAAGTAAAAAAACAGCAAACGATCCTAATTCAAGAATTAATAAATCTTTAAGAAAATGGAACTGCTAATGGATACAAATAAAATAACAAAATTAACTGCAGAGGTTATAAAACAAGCCACAAAAATTGCAGATGAGCACTCAGAGTCAGATGAAGATACAATTTTTATTGCAAATGCATTTTTAAATGCATCAAAAATACTATATACTCAGGCACTAGGTGAAGAGATAGCTACAAGTCTTTTACTAGAAGTTATGAGACAAAGTTTTGGCGATCATAATCGCACTTTACATTAAGGAGATAAAAATGAAAAAGATAGACGCAGAAAAACAACCTGGTCTTGCAGCTTTAAAAAAGAAAAGACCAGATGTTACAAAAAAAATGGGCTTTATGAAAAAAGGTGGAAGTCCAAAAAAAATGATGGGTGGTGGCATGATGATGGATCCCAACAAAAAAATGATGGGTGGTGGCATGATGGGCTACATGGCTGGTGGTTCACCAAAGGTGGAAAAAGGTATTGAAGTTATAAAAATGCCTCAAGAAATACCAACACCAAAACCTGGACAACCATTAACAGTAGCTGCCAAAGGTCATAAAGGTTACAGTAAAAAAGTAACAATTACATAGGAGGATAATATGAAACTTATTAAGGATGTAATAGAGTGGCTTAAAGAATGGAACGATTGGAATATGAAAGACTGGATTAAAGCTGGTATCATATGTGGAGTCGTTCTCATGATTTTAGGATCAATCTAAATGTGGCAACTATTAGCTAAGCCTCTTCTCGGAGTCGTAACAGACTCCGTGAAAGGTTTTGTCGAGACAAAAAAATTAAAAAGCGAAGTTAAGATTGCTCAAATAGCAGCGGAAAAAAAGAAAAATGAAGACATAGCTACAGGTAAAATTAAGTGGGAGCAAAGTGCTGTCGATCAAATGAAGGGTAGCTGGAAAGACGAATTTGTTTTATTAGCCTTAATGATTCCTGCGATTTGTGCCTTCTTACCTTTTATGCAACCTCATATAGAACGTGGGTTTGCAATTTTAGAAACTTTACCAGAGTATTACACTCACCTCTTGTACCTTGCTTGCAGTGTCAGTCTAGGGGTTAGAGCAGTGCCTGGAATAAAAGGAATGATTAGTAAAAATAAATAGTATATGGATCCATTAGAATTAATTGAAGAATTAAACAAAATACTTAAGAATAACAAAAGAACAGTAAAAGATGTTGTATTGACAGGAGGTGCAACAGACTATACTAATTACATGTATTTAATGGGACAATTAAAATCATTAGATAATGTAGAACAAGAATTTAAAGAGTTCTTGCAAAAAAGGAGAATACAAGTTGAATAAACCAATACCAGATAAAGTGCTTAATTTCGGCACAGCCAAAAAAGAACAGGAAGAACAACCTGACGTTGCAAAAATTAATAAAAAATTAACAGATAGATTACCTAAACCCACTGGTTGGAGAATAGTAATTTTACCTTATAAAGGCACAGGTAAAACAAAAGGTGGTGTCATATTATCAGATCAAACAGTAGAAATGCAATCCGTAAGCACAACATGTGGATATGTTTTAGCAGTAGGACCTGATGCATATAAAGATTCAAACAGATTCCCGGAAGGTCCGTGGTGTAAAGAGAAAGACTGGGTCATCTTTGGTAGATACGCAGGCTCAAGACTTAGTATAGAAGGTGGAGAGATACGTATTTTAAATGATGATGAAATATTAGCAACAATCGAGAATCCAGAGGATATCTTGCATTTATATTAATAACATGGAGGAGCCATGCCTGAACAACAAATAAACACGGCAAAAGATGAACCTGTCGTAAGCATTCCAACTGAAGGTGACTCAATAGATGTCAATCTACAGGAAGAAAGCAAAACAGAAAAAAAAGATGAGACACAACCACAAGTTGTAACTCAAGAAACAGAAGGTGAGGAGTTAGAAGACTATAGCGATAAAGTCAAAACTAGAATTAATAAACTCACAGGTAAATTACGTGAAGCTGAAAGAAGAGAACAAGCATCTTTTCAATATGCTAAACGTGTTGCAGATGAAAATAAAAAATTAAAAGCTCAGAAAAATAGTTTAGATAATTCTTATATACAAGAGTTTGCAGCTAGAACTGAAATAGAGACAAAAAAGGCTGAAACTGATTTGCAGAGAGCAATTGAAGCAAATGATGCACAAGCACAAGTTGAGGCTAATAAAGCATTAGCAAAGTTATCTATTGACAATGAGCGTCTATTAGCTACAAAAGAAGCTAAGGAAAATAAAAAGGAAGATCAAGAAGAGGATATAATGCCTCCTCAAGATGTTCCTAAAAAAATAGATCCTAAAGCTGAAGCGTGGGCAGAGAAAAACCCATGGTTCGGTAAAGACGAGGCAATGACTTACGCTAGTTTCGGCATACACAAGAATCTAGTTGAAGAAAAGCAAATGAATCCAAACTCTGACGAGTATTATGCCGCAGTCGATAAAAGGATGAGAGAAGAGTTTCCCCATAAGTTTGGGGCAAATAGTTCGGAAACTACGAGACCCGTCCAACCCGTAGCTTCTGCTGGTCGTTCTACAACGCAATCAACATCAGGACGCAAAACAGTTAGACTATCTCCGAGCCAAGTCCATATCGCCAAAAGACTTGGAGTACCTCTGGAGGAATACGCTAAATCCCTT